GGAGAAGAATCTGAAGAAGATTACTACAACTCCGAAAGCGAAGGCAAAGAAAAATACTACACAAACCAAGACCCGTACCTCAAAGCGGTCAACGAAGAAACCTTTGGAATTGAAAGTGATGAACTCACGGAAGATTGAGTTATTTCCTTTTATTCAAACCTTCCCTATTTTTTTGAAAGATGAAACAGAAAACAAAAAATGCTGGTTTACTTGTGTAGAACATGCACAAAAATATGTGAACAGATATCAACCTAAGTATAA